CTAACGCTGACTGTGTAGCCTGATCTCGTGTTAAACCTGCTGTTTCGTTAGCATCTATAAGTGCAGTTAACCTAGTTTCAGTAGCAGTAATATCTTCGCCAAGTTGAGTAATATCTCCAATTAACGCGTCTTTAGTTGTGCCAATCTCAGCTAAAAGTTCAGTCTCGGTTGTACCTAACTCTTGTGTTAGTGTGTCTAACGCTGACTGTGTAGCCTGATCTCGTGTTAAACCTGCTGTTTCGTTAGCATCTATAAGTGCAGTTAACCTAGTTTCAGTAGCAGTAATATCTTCGCCAAGCTGAGTAATATCTCCAATTAACGCAGCCTTAGTTGTGCCAATCTCAGCTAAAAGTTCAGTTTCGGTTGTACCTAACTCTTGTGTTAGTGTGTCTAACGCTGACTGTGTGGCTTGATTTTGTGTTAAACCTGCTTCTTTATTGGCATCTATAAGTGCAGTTAACCTAGTTTCAGTAGCAGTAATTGAAGCATCAACAAGTTCCTGCACATCGTCGGTGTTAGGTTGTCCAGTAACATCATCTATTTTTGCAGACAGTGCGTTGTATTGCGCAGTAGGCAGGTACGATTCAATTTCAGCTAATTTTGTCGTTTGATCAAATTGTCCAACAAATTTATTTATGTCTTCCTCTGTTGGATCAGCCAACCCTAAACGAACATATTCAGCGCGAACTTCGTCTGCTGTGACCATACGCGGAGTAACATAATCGCTTACAGCAGTTTGTTGTGTGCTTTGGTATGTAGCATCGTTAGCTTGTCCAACAAAACTAACAACTTCGTCCGAAGTTGCATTATATCCAATGTCAGAAAGAAACTTTGCAGCTTCGTCTTCTGTTACTTGTCGCGGATTAACATATTCGCCAATAGCACTCTGTTGTACAGTTTCAGCTGTTGACGTAACAAAGTCTGCAATTTCCTCTGGAGTTGCGGTATATCCGGTATCTGCAAAAAACTGTGTGGCTTCTTCCACTGTAGTAGCCAACGGGTCGTATTCTGTACGCGCAGCGGCTAATGTATCAGCTGAAAAAGTTGCGGCTTCGCCCTGTCCAACATAAGTAGCAGCTAACGCATCGGTTAGTGTTAATCCTTCTTCGTTGGCAATAGTTTCTAACTCAGAGCGCGTTACTTGTCGTGGGTCTACATACTTGCTAATGATATCAGACTGATCAGTTTCTGCTACTTGAGCAACAAAATTAGCAACTTGTTCATCTGTAGGATTATATCCAAGATCAGTAAAATATTTACGGGCCTCATCAGAAGTAACTTGTCGTGGGTTTACATAATTGTCCACATTGGTTTTTGTAGTAGCCTGAAAGTCAGATTCGCCTTGGCCTACAAGGTTGGCAACTTCTTCATTTGTAGGCGTGTACCCTTGATCTTCATAAAATTTACGTGCTTCTGCTTCAGTAACTTGCCTGTCATCTGTATAACCAAACAACAGTTCATTTAATTCATCGTCTCTTACTGCCCCTGTAAACTGTGCAAGTTCATCTTCAGTCGGGGTGTAACCATTTTGCGCTTGGAACCCTGCAACAGCTTCCTCACGAGTAGTGCCTTGCGGGTCGTATTCAGTTTTTATCTCTGCTACAGCTGCAGCTTCATCTTTTTGTCCTTCGTACGCAGCAGCTTGTTCGTCGGTTAACGTAATACCTTCTGTTAATGCAGCGGCTTTTGCTTCGCTAGCATCTAAAAACTTAGGGTCTACATACGCTGCTACAGCAGTAGCTACATCAGACTCAGGCCGTTTTGATACAAATGATTCAATTTCAGCGTCTGTAGGTACAAATCCGGGTTGCGTATCTGCAAACATTTTAGCAGCTTCATTAGTGCTAACATACATAGTGTCGTAAGTAGAATTAAGTATATTGTTTAATACAGCAGTATCTGTAATGCCAAGATTGGTAAGGGCTGTAGTAGCCGCCTCTGCACTAGCTGCATTATTAATTGTATTTACAACATCAGAGTTCAAAGTTAATGCGTCGGCTAAGGCATTACCAGAATATAATGTAGCGCCTACGCCTACGCCTGATATAGACCCTAGTAACCCGGATTCATAGACAGACCCTACTACATCGTAATTTGGGTCAATTTGTGAATTTACTGTAGCTGTAAAAAGTTGAGGTAAGGCTTCTTCAATAAATTCAGTAGTGCCTTCTTTTATAGTAATTTCTGCCCCGTCAGTAATTTTTTTACCTAACGTGCTAAAAGCATCTTTGGAAAGATCACTAACATTGTCTCCTAATATTGACCTAGCAAGTGCGTTGCCGCCAAAATTTGCTGCAACCCCAGCAGTAAACATGGCTATAGTGCCTGCTTTTTGTGTGGTGTCTAATGCAAGTTCAGTAGCTTGTTCGTCAGTAAACTTTCGAGAACCGTCTTCGTTTGTAGCAGCAATTGCATTAGCATAAGTTTCATCAAAAGACCCTGCAGCAGTACCTCCAAAAGCTTCAGCCATATCAATTGATAAAGCCGATCCAACTTTTACTCCTGTAACTTTTGCAGCTACTTTTGATGTATATGCTGCACCACCGCGCAATAACGCAGCTTTTGCAACATTACCTACACCGCCAGACACTATAAAAATAGGAATTTCTTGTAAAATTTCACCTGCTACGTTTTCTGCTAAAAATTGCACAGGATGTTCTACTAAATTTCCAAATATAGCTGCAGTTTTTAAATATGCTTTTGTAGCAAGGTTAGGCTCCTGCCCCGGATTTTCTTTTCGCCATTCAACGTCGTAATTTTGAGACCGCGCTTGCATGTCTGTTGCGCCTGTTTCCCACTCTTCAGATTGTAAATCTCCGCTGATGGCAAGCAAATCTTTGGCAGCAGTTCCTACAGCATTGTTGGGGTTAGCCCCTGCTAATGTAGCAAGTCCTGATATAGCTTGTAACAGTTCACCACTATTACCAACTACCACACTAGCAGTATTACCAAAAGTTTTTTGTTGATCTTCTGGTGTTTCAGTTAAATACACATTCCTAACTTTGTTCCACGCATCCCAATACTTGTTACCTGTATTTGTGTCAAAAAGTCTGCCCTGTTCATCAGACATCCCGTCCAATGTGCCTGCAAGTAAGTTAGACATAGGCGGTAGTTTTTGTACACCAATAGAACCGTCTTCCGTATATGCAGTTAGTTTATCACCACTTAAATACGAAAACCCATCTGGCACTTCGGTAAATGCTAGGGGATTAAATACTGGGTTTATAGAGACATCTATAGCAGCGTTTACGTTGTTTACTAAGCTAGTTAGATCAGTATTTTCGCCTATTGCCTCTTGTTCATTAGTTGTTAGTTCCCACGACAACACCCCTTTGTCATTGACTAAGGTTACATTGCCGTTAAGCAAGTCTTCAACTTCAACGTCTATACCTAACTCTACGGTATCAAGAACACGGGTGCCAACGTCAGCCTCTAAATCTGGGTCTGCCCAAGTATTTATAGCTTCATTTAATTCAACAAGCGAAGACCTTTCAATAGGAGATTCAATATCAGACCTATTGTAATATCCGTCACCAACATGGGTTACGTTATCTAATGTGTACCCATTATAAGATAGCCATTGGTCAATATTTTCGTCTATTAGTCCTCTAGTATCTAAAAATACAGGAGGGACGCTATCATCAAAAATTGTCGTATTGCTATCAGGGTTGTCAGGGTAAGCAGATTTTCTTTCTTGTACTCGTATATATTCGCCAGTAAGAAGCATACCGTAACTGTCTTCAAACCTACTAGCCCCCAAATAGCTACTATCTTCAGAAAAATCTAAAGTTTCCGGCACGAAGCCTGCATCTTTGGCAGCTTTAACTACTTCAGGAGATAACTCAGCAGAATAAATCATATTGTCGGCAAAACGTTCGGTATCTAATCCAACAAGGTTTGCTATATTTTTTATTTCTTGGTCTGCATAGGCAAGGTACTTTGCTAGTTGTGCAGGACTAGCGGCTTCAAGCGGTATTCCTTTTGCGGCTAAAGCACTTTTTACAGTAGACAGTCGAATTGCGTCTAATGTAGCCTCATTTTCGCTGCCGTTTGTTGGGCCATTTTGCCCAGCTTCAAGATAGTGTGTATATACGTCTGCGTCATCGTCAAGTCCGTGAAAGGCTTTATAGTCTTGCGAGCTAAAAGCAGGAACCATAGCCTCTACTGCAGCTTGAATAGCGTCGGCATCCATTTTTATTTGTGATTCATCTAAATCTTCATAATCAGTTTGCACGTATTGTAAGGTGTCTTCGTATTCTTTATACAATCCTGTGGCCGCAGTTTTTGTACCATCTTCGTTTGTAACAGATGGAACACCTAATACTTCTGCAGCCTCCAAATAAGTTCTAACAAGAGGATGATCTTCAGATACAAATTGCGAGTAATATGTTAACCCTGTGTTAAGGTTTATTATCTCTTGGTTTAACGCGTTTACAACATCTGCATTTGCTTGTGTTTTATTAGCTTCAAACACTGCAAGAGCAGCATCTCGTTCCTCTACTAATGGCCCAGCGCGCTCGACATGAGCCTGATACGTTTGATAACCAGCAGAGTTTAAAAGCAAATTTTTAGCTGTAGCAAATTCTATGCTAGCGTTGTTTAAAGCTGTAGCAGCTTCTACTGAAGCGTCATAGTTACCTGTAACCCTGTCTAACAAAAGGTTTAAAGGATCGGTAAGTAAATCTTCTACGTATTCATACGCATTTTTAGATAGTCCATCTTTACCAAAAAAAGTTTCTCCTGCTAATTCAGGATTACCTCGTTTTGCAACATCCCATGCAGCAGAAGTGGCATCTGTTATTACTTTTAATTGTGGTTCAGTAAGGTATTCTCCTGCTGCAGTTTTAAAATTGTCTGCAACACCCTGCATATGTTCTGCTACTAAAGTATACTTATCTACAACACCGCTTATAAATCCTTCGTCATCTATATAATCTTCAACAAAATTAGAACTTCCAATAGCATTAAAAATTTCGCTTGTAGCGGCGTTTAACATAGCACTAGACACATCTTGTCCAGTAATTTCGGCAACAATACCTGCTTTTAAAGCGTCTTTTACGCCGTCAGACAAATCATTTATAGACTCTAGGTTAGAATTTGATGTGAAAAAGCCAGAATTTTCTAACTCCTGCCCAACGTTACCCATAATTTCGTCGGCGGCGTTAGATATGCCCAATTCTCTATTTGCGTATTCAACCGTTTCGTCTATTGCACCACTTACACCGACTACGGCTGCAGAAGTTAAAAAGGCATTAGCTGCAGCGTCTAAATCCCCGGTTTGTATAAATGTTTTTGTTGCACTTTCTGTGCCCTTGGTGACTGCCGTGGCTACTGTGCTGGCTAATCGTGGATTGCTAAATGTAGCTGCAGCAGCTGAGTCTACTGTAGGCCCAACATATGACCCAACTTTTGCCCCAACAAAAGAACTGGCACCTGCTACTACCGCGTCTTTTACCGCGTCTTCAAGGCTCCCGCCGTCAACAAGAGTTTGTGTCCCTTTGCTTGCACCTATAAGCATCGCCGCTTGGTTAGGAGGAAGCCCCATAGCCGCAGCAGTTATAATAGCAATAGCTTCAATAGGATTGTCTAAAGCGTAATCAACTATGTCGCCAACCGCTGTAACAACAGGGTCAATAACTTCATCTACAGCGAAATCAATAATGTCCTGTCCTAAGTCTAAAACAGGTTCAATAATTTCGTCTTTAATTTTTCTAACAACCCAACTCATTGTTCACGATCCTTTACTTTAGGAGTAAATCGAACGTAAAGCCTGTAGTAACTTTTGTCTTTATTTGCACCTAGAAACGCCTGCATACCTAACTTGTTAAGTTGTTTTATCAATTCGTTAGCAAGATCAATTATTTTTGGTGGGTTTGGCGTAATATCTGTGGTGGCGTGAGTCATACCTTTTTGTTTAAGTTTTTTCATATACTCAACAGTATTTTTTAAGTAATTAACGCCAGTATCTAGGTTATTACCATACCAATGTATATGCGTTTTAAGTTTTCCTTTGCCAACATTGCCAATATACACTGTGTTACCTATGTGTGTTACTTCGGTTCCGGGCATTGCTATTTGCTGCATTACAGCAGCCATTTTTACCTGCAGAGGTAACTTGTCCATATCTGAGTTTGTATTAGCTTGATCTACCGCTCTCATAAGTATTTCAGGAGCAGGCAACTTAGTTTCATTGCTGTCAACAACGGTGTAACGTTTCAAATTAAGTTACCTCCAAAACACTAGCTACAACGTGTAGCCTACCACCATTCTGCGCATTAAGTATTATGGCGTCTCCTGATTCTACGACTAACGGAGCGGTTAATAATTGCGTGGTAGTCCCTGCGCTAAACGTCTTTCCAAAAAACATCGGGTGTGGTGTATTACTTACTCGTATAGAAACTGTCATATCATCGTCTGCAACGTTGTCATTACACACAAGGATGGAATTAAATATTGCTGTAGTTCCTATAGGCGTAGTATACAACGTCCGATCAACGGTTGTAGACACGTTATCAACTACAGTTTTGTATACGTTAGCCATTAGCTAAAAAACCAAACTTGCGCTTCAGCTTCATTTTTTGCTGACACGTCTCGTAACGCATTATCTACTTGGTTAAAGTACAAACGCAATACTCTATTAAATTCTTCTAGGCTTGCCGCACTGTATTCTGTAGGAGGATATGGAAGGGCGGGAGATTTAAACCCAACAATAAATTCATTGTTAGCCATTACCGTCTCCCGTCTGGACGTACATCTATACGAGGTGCGCCTAACTGCCACGTTACGCCTGCATCTGTAGAAGCTACAGTAAACGACATCTGTCGTCCTCTTACTCGTGTATTAACTTGTCCTGTAAATTGTTCAATAGGCACGGTGGCTGTACGTACTACCGAACCAGTGTTAGACCCGCCTACAGATGCAGGATTGTTGTATCCTGATCCTGAGTTGTTTAACGGTGTTAATGTCATAGTAGCAGCAGGCGCTGCAGCGGTAGACCCGTCGAAAGTAAGGTCTGGCATTACGCGGTAGACAAAAGAAAACCTGTCTCCATCCTCAATATCAAACTCTGCAGATGATATTGTAGCGGCAATAGGAGTGTTTGTACCTAACTCGTTATTATCTATGCCTTCTTCGTGATTGACCAAATTGTTGCTATATGTAGCGGCTAGTGGAAAATCTCGTAATCCTGAATCTAGCCATGCAGTACGAGCTAGGTTTCCATGATACCACGTGTCTTCTATGTAGTTGTATATGACATATTTATCTAAAGAATTAGTGTTTGCTGAACAATAGAACCACCATATTTCGTGAAAACCCTCGTTCGTACCGGCAAAGACTTGTTCATATTGCAGAGAGTTAAAATCGTTAAAAACACTGCGTTTTACATCACACCGTAACGGCTGTGTGCGTCCGTCATATTTATAGAATTTATCTTTACCCATCCAATAAGAAACACCATTTGCAAAAGCCACAGCATTTTGAGAAGCAATAGATATGTTTTCACCTACTGTCTGCGCGCCCCACACGCCCGAATCAGCCCCAATAAACTGTAAAGAATACAAAGCAGCGTCGGTCCAAACCAAGACTTCCTGCCGTGATTGAATTGCTGCAACAATCTCGGTGCCAATAGACAAGGATAAACCGCCAGCTTGTGTTGTAGCCGAGGGAACCCAGTTTGTTGCATCTCCTTGGTCAGACCACCGCACTAACATTGGGTCAAATGTAGCTCCTAGATAAGGGTTAGCACCGAGACAAAACACAAACCTACTTACATCAGATACTAATATTCTGTTTGTTGTTGAAGGTACAGCACCCGCAGGGTTTAAGCTAGATAACAACACTGCACGATTAGTAAGCCCCGAAGAAGCATCCCAATAATACACGGCTCCACCGCGAGACGCGAGTATTAAGTCTTCTCCAAAATTTGCCTGACTCCAAATACGTAACGGATACGAGGAAGAACCGCCAACCCCCAGCTACCGGCACTCCAACTACCGCTTCCCCACCCAGTTAATGGGACAGACAATGTAGGGCCAACATTTATTTGGTATTTTGCGGTAACAGAACCTCCACCCGTAGCAACCGAGCTAGCGTTTTGAGAAAGTGTTATGGTGTACGTGTTACCCGCTGTGTACGTTATTTGATGTTCAGCGTTTAATACACTAGCAGCAATACCGCCTACATCTCCTGATCCTGAAAAAGTTACAAAATCTCCATTAATGTACCCGCCGTTTGCATCTGTAACAGTTACAATATTGGCGTTTGCCCCCGTTTGTGTAGTGAACGGATTGGTTAGTGTTACTGTAGCCCGAAGAGGGGTTATATCTGTATATGCGCCACCAGATTCAATATAAAATTTTAAATTAGTGCCAAGACCCACTAAATTTAACCCGCCCAACGTAACCCAATTCCACAATGATCTACACACACCCTCAAAAGTAGCCACAGATATACGTGACCACCCCCCAATTTTTTCAGGAAACCCTTGTCGAAACCTAACTTTATCGCAATCATACCACCCACCTTCAGCAGAATAACGCGTTTTTTCTTGGTTTATTCCGGGGGTAAACTGAAGTTTTCTAAGCGGCATAAATCACCTATTGAGTAAGGTTAGACATACTGGGAAGCGGATCAACTTTTACTGTAACATCTTGGGGCATAAGTTCAAAGTGTGGCGCATCAATAAACGGTCTACGTCCCTGCGACCTTCTTGTGTCTATGTATGATGTCATAGCGTGTTCAGCAGTACCATCATAATCTCCAAAATCATCAATAGTCCATGCAGCGCCCCACCGTATTTTAACCCCTGCGGCTTCGGCACCTTCTTTCATAGCATCCGCTATTTCATCATATAGGTTTAACTCCCAACGACCGCCACCATCACAGTAAGCCATTAGGTCTACAGCATTGCCATCAATGTGTTTGCTTTTCATGGTTTGCGAAGCACCTTTTGCGACTAAAGCACGTTGCTCCTCTACTGTCCTCAATCCGCAAATGACCGAGAAGTCCTGTTTCGTAACGCCTATGGCGTACTTCACGACAGTTACCAGCCTTTCGTTTACACCTTCTAGCCTTGACAGGCTTCGTTTTCCTAATCTGTATCCCATAACTACTTCCTCGCATATTTAGATATTGCACGATTTCCAAACCAAAACGCTAAAACTGCACTCATCAATCCAGCCGTTTCCGCATCCCACATAAGTTCAACAGCCTGCATCCAATCACCACCAGCCTGTGTCACCTTCACCATAATCACAACCTTTGTGGCAATGAATAAAGCAAAAAACATATAAGTGATAACGGGGCGAACGGACCCACGCAGGGCGTTGATAAAACCTCCAGCATCAATAGAACTGTCATGTAAATACAACCCTTTTGTTTCTTCAATGTCAGCTTGTTTATCTAACTCAACCAGCTTCATCTCTGAACGTTTTTGCGCTAGTTCTGTTTCAAGGTGCATCATTTCCATACGATGTTTTTGCGCTTGATTCGCTTTAAAATAATTTAAAACTTCTGGCAGAAATGAACTGCCGAACCCTAGCAAACTACCTAATAGTGTTATCATTTTTCTGATCCTAACCATACGGCAAAGGCACCTGTCATAGCACCCGTTACGGTTGCGGTAAGTGCGGTTGCTTGCGTACTTACAACATCCTGTGGTAACGACATAAACCATTCAATAACACGAATATACATAACAGTCATCACTAACATCATTAGTCTAGGCATGATCCTCCACGCCAAGAACTTGTCCATTGTCATTAAAAACCTCCTTTCAAACCGTCCAATATCTCCGATAGACTAGGGCGTTTGTCTTTTTTCTCGTAAAGGCAACTAAACACCTTGGGACACTCGGAAAAACTTTTTGTAGGGTAGTGATAACCCAATCCACCATACCCTGCTGTAAACCTGTACACACAAACTTTTTGATCGTTTGCATCTGTAAACCTCTTCCACAGGTGACATTGCACATGAGTTGGATTAGCAACCCCCGCAAGTGTTACTGATAGTATTAACGCATTTATCACTGTGTAGCCAACATTATTAGATACACACCACCACCTAACATACACACTATACCCAAACTTAACCCACCTATAGCCATATTATTTTGTATTTGCCGTTTAGCTTCCATAGCACGATACACCGTTTCTTCACGCTCTGCGCGTATCTTACGACGCATACCTAACATCTCATCATAAGTTCCCAAACCAAACCTGTAGTCCAGCATGAACTTAATCTCTTTCTCTTTTTCCATTAAAGTTTTCTTACGGATTACGATGTCCATAGCTTCTTGTTCTATGTTGTCGGTTCCGTGCGTTTTTTTATCTAACCACGTTGGATTTTTACGTTGGGTTTCTGCCTTGCTTATATCTGCAACAGCGCAATACCATTGCCCAAGCTGTTTGCTAACGTCCTGCATTTCACGACCAGCGCCGACTAACATCTTCACGCCTTTAAACGCTGCGTTAGCTGCTGCAAATGCTGTTACAGGGTCAATCATAAACCTTTACCTTACTAGGATCGACTGACTTAGGCACACAATAAGCTGTACCGTAATCTCTTGTTTCGGGATACCCGAATCGCCTAACTAAGTGTTCGGCGTACCAATTACATATATCTAATCTTTTAAAATATAAGTCACTACTTATTGCCGCACGTTCTGCTCCTATGCCGATATATAGTATAAGAACAAAAACGTGTACCACATGCCTACCCCATACGACTAAGAATTGTTAACAGCATGATAATGGTTGCACCGCTTGTTGCTATAAGCACCGTCTCAAGCCGTTTGACGCGTGTAAATACTTCTTTAAACTGTATACGAACTTCAGTTTGTATAGCTGTCATATCCCGCTCCAATGCGCCTACACGATCCTCTAAATCCATACTTGTAACCCTATGCGTATACTGCGTTATTTGTAGTTAAATCCGCGTTCCACTGTAAGTTCTCTCCTGTTTTACCCGTAACTTGTACCTGCAACACTCCTGCAGCAGACAACCCCGCAGCTAATAACACAGGGTTGGTGTATGAACCTGCGTTAGATAAAGCTGTTATTGTCTGATATACAATTACACATACTCCGCTAGCCTCTCTGCGAACTAGCGACTTAACTTCCCATGCAGCGGTATTAGTGCCGCCGCCTACTTGTTGCCGCATAACTACAGTTCCTGTTATGGCAGTGGCAGTGTTTACTGCTATTAGTATCTGGTTGCTAGTGCTGGGAGTGCTGCCGTCTGTTGTAAGGTTTGTAAGTGAGTTACTGCTAGTAGAAATTCCTAACTTTACTAACCCTTTGTAGGTTGCATCTGCCCATGCGCCTGCAGTAGCTCCAGCATTAACTGTTAAAACCTGTCCTGCAGAACCTAAAGTGGCAGGTATGTTAACCCCAATATCAACGCCATCTACAGTACCGGAAACTCCTAAGTTACCCTCTATGGTAGCCCCACCAGCTGTAGTAGATATTTTTGTACTGTTGTCGTGGTTTAACACAACGCTGCCGTCTTTGGTAGCTGACAACATGGTTTCTGCACCGTTTGCAGACTTTACAGCGAAGTCATTGTTAGTTTGAATTGTAAAGTTGCCTGTGCCATTTATCATAGAAGCCGCACCTGTATGCGACACTATGAACGTATTACCTTGTCCAAAACGAGCTTCCTGAGAGGTAAATTCTATATTGTTTCCGTTGCAATCCAACGTACCGCCTAATTGCGGAGATGTGTCTGCAGCAACCGAACCAATACCTCCCAAAGCCGTGAGGGCCGCACTGGCCGTACTAGCGCCTGTACCTCCATCGGCAATAGCTAAATCTGTTATGCTTGATATAGTCCCCCCGTTAATTGTAGGGGCGGTTAACGTTTTGTTTGTTAATGTTTCCGTACCAGCAATAGTAGCCAAAGTACCTGTAGTTGGAAGGGTTACATTTGTTGTTCCAGTGGTAGTAAAAGTTAGAGCATTGGCTCCAGAAGTAGAAAGATTGCCTGCAAGCGATAACGTACTACCACCAATAGACAACGAAGTAACGTTGGTAACGGCCTCAATTACATTCGTACCGTCGCAAAACAATAAGGAAGATTTTGTTGCTGGTATCGCAACTCCAGTTCCTGAAGCTGTTTTTAATGTAATTGTCTGCGCGGTAAGGTTCTGCATAATATACATCTTACTGGCTGCGGGACATATAACTGTACCTGCACCACTAAGTGACGTGCTCGTGTCTGTAAGTGTGAGCATAGCTGAACGAGAAGACGCAGAGGTGCCATCGGCTACAGACAATGTTGCTGAATTTGTAGACCAAGTATTGATTACAGAACGCCCCGCAACGGCTTCTTCTATCATAGAAGTAATATTATCGTTTACGGCGTCACCCCAATTACCCGTTAACTCCCCTTGAACAGGTAGGGCCAGTTTTAATATAGGTGTAAATTGCGTTGCCATTGTAACCTCATTTAGTTTATAGGTAGCCAGTTAGGGTCAGGTGGCGTTTGTGAATCATCTATCTCTTGCCAAGATAACGTTTGGCCCACTGCCCCACTAGCTGCAAGTCCTGTTACAGCAACAGGAGCGTTTATCCTAACAGTAACCTCACCTGTCTTGTTAAAGGCTACTACAGGTGTTGGAATAATTCTAGTGTTTATGTTAACAGTGACCGTTCCTAATGGAGCATCTGCAGCCACACCTGCAGGCAATACTAACGCGGTGCCCGAAGCGTCTACGTCACCTACGACCCCATTTGTAGCTACACCTGTAAGAATTACTCTAGCAAATCCTGTGGCAGTCGGTAAACCTATATGTCCATCTGCGGCTACGCCAGCAGGAAGCACTATAGCCGCACCTGAAGCGTCTACATCACCTACGACCCCATTTGCAGCTACACCTGCAGGAAACACAACAGAAGAACCAACAGCACTAGCAGTTCCTATTTCTCCAATTGCAGCCACGCCTGCAGGAGACACAATTACATCTCCAGTAACAAATACCGTACCTATAGCTCCAACAGCAACTGCAGGTTGCGCAACGATTAACGGATCGTTTAGTGCGGCTATGGGTGACGCTGCTAGTGGAGAAAATCCAAGCATTTATCTACGCTACTTTCTAACTTGCTGTTGGCGTGGCAGGCCAATCAGTGTCTTTTAGGTTAGGCCAGTTTTTATGTAATGTAATGTCACGCAAATCTTGACGATACTTTTTTTGTGCATCGCTCATAGTACGGTCAGAGGTAGCCCACCAATCTGTGTCTTTGAGTAATTCGTTACGATTATAACGATTTTCTCCTGTTTTACTTGTATCGTAATCTGTAATCTGTTCTGCCGTTTTAGATGTAACCACCCAATCAATAGTCCATACATTATTTACAAGAGTAGGTTTGGCGGCTTTAGCGCATGTGTGTGTACGTTCCACGTAATCAGGTTGTTTTGCAACCGCGACAGGAAAAACGCCCCAATCTTTCAACATATCATTTGACACTATTTTAGGAAAAGACGTGTTTGGATTGTCACGGCGTAGTTTCCCTACTGTGTAGGGGTATGTGTCTGCACTACCGTTTGTTACTTTTAAATATGCCATAAATCACTCCTCAAATAGAATGGCCGACGAAGGCGCGTCATCGTTTCGGGAATAATTACCTGCAGTATATACTACCTGATCGCGCAATGTAATATTACTACTATCTGAAACATCAAAAGATAAGACACCTCCACTACTTATATAATGATTCGCGCAAGCAAATATATTTTTACCCACTGGATCATATTTATGAGTACCTACCTTATACGTGTTGTATGTATCAGTTTGTGATATGTTAGTGGGGTCGGATATATCATAAATACCTAGACCATTATAACTAGACACAAAAGCCAACCCTCTTGTGAAGTCACAATTTAAACAAAACGCTCTATAGATAGTACCAAAAAAGCTAGTAAAATCAAAAGTATTGGTTAATGTAAACGCGTTACTGCCGTTGTAAGTGTAGCAACGCAACCCCCCATTAGTGACAGCCCAAAGACGATCATTTGCATCGTCATAAACACAAGCCTCACTTATTGGGTGCTGAAGATATAAATTTGATATTGTTATATTTGATGCAACAGCAGATAGATTATCTGGGTCCGAAACATTTACAATACCCGCTTGGCTTGATGAACTGTATTGTGCCACTAATAGTATTTTTGATTTGTTCTCTATATAAAAAGCCCCATAGTAATCTGCATCGCTGTTTACGGATATGTTGTCTTTAGCTGTTCCATCACTTGCATCTATAGAATAGAGGCTGCCGGTATCTCCAGTATAGAATAACGCATCATTATCTTCGTCAAATTGAATACCTGATATTCGGCTTGCTGCATTAATGGTTGTCCACGAAGTAGTGCTGCCTGACCTTGTGTTTTTAAATTGCAGTCTGTATCCGGAACTTTGAGGCTGCGCTACAGCTACACCGTTATATACAGGGAGGGCTCTCATAGCATAAGTATAATAATTGAAGTTATTTCCGCTGGTATATTGCATAGCACCATGAATGTCAGTTGATATGTTGTCAGGGTCTGTTACATCAACCTCAAATAATGACGCCCTATAGCCGTATGAACCAGACACGAGTTTTGACGCAACGTAGTAAAAGTATTCTGCGGGTTTCCCCAAAACTGGTGGCCTTGAAGCACTAATAAGTTTAGTAGCGGTACTCATATCTCATCCCATAGCTTGACCAGCGGTGAAGCCGTAATAAATCGTGCCGCCATCGTTCGTAAAGAACACAAAAATATCGACACCGTTATTTGTCGCGGTTAGCGTCGGTGCAGTAGCCGCCGCCCAATCTACCGAAGTGGGCCAAGTAATTGTTCTTGCTGTGCTGTCTTGGATAACTTTTAGGGTGAAACTCGACACCTTGCCTGACGCTGCGGGGTTGCTAAATGTATAAGTAACGTTCTCCGTTAAATCGTGAAGAAAATTTGTACCATCATTTAAATTTAATGTAGCTGCGTTAGAGGAGGATGTAATTGTTGTGTTTTTTTCGGATATGCTTGAGCCAAAGTGAAATTTACCGTCGCCAAGATCAATGTTAATAGACATTATATTATCCTACGCTGCTTTGCTGCCCGACATATCACTTTGCGTCATAACCCAAGCATAACATTTGTCCAAAAATTTAGCACCCGCTGTCGCCTCTATAGCGTCTAATGGTGCGTTATATCGTTTAAAATCCACCTCGCGGGTTTCGTCTGACGGCGATGAAGTGGCGTAAGCACTCAAGTCGATCATAACCGTAAACTTGGGATCAGACCCGCGTTGGCGGGACACCGCTGCAGTAACAATGCGGTAGTAAGCACTGTTAAATTTTATCCCATATTGGGAATTTTCTTGTGTAATGTTGTTCGTAATAGCCATTAGTCTCTCCTTTAGGCGTATGTGACTTCACTGGTTTGAATATTTGCCACCCATCTTATATTGTGTGACGCTTCGCCTGTAACCTGTACTTTTAACGCATTATTTGTGTTGTCTGCTGAAAGAGCTAAACCCCAACTTGAAGTGTTGGAAATCTCTGTGATTGCGCTAGTAGGTACTGTGGTTGTACCACCATCGTTGACTAACAACCCTTTAATTTCCCAGCTACCGTAGGCTTGAGCGCCATTCTGCATTGCCACGATTGTGCCTGAGAACGTGATGCAAGTGTCAGATGCGGCTACGATTTGATTGTTAGCGGCGGGTGAATTATTATTTGTGGTCAAGGCCTCTGGGGTAGCGCTAGTAGTGTCTGAGACAAGGCTATACCAACCAGATTGTCTATCACCGTAATTACCAAAAAACCCACAGGCTCTTGCAAATTTCCCAAAAATTCCACTGGTAGATGCGCCTTGACCAAATGCTT